CTTTGTCGTATTTATCCTGTGCCAGCTCTTCCGCTTTTTCTTTTTCCTCCCGTGCCAGCTCTTCAGCTATCTCATATTGTTCCAGGGCCAGCTCCAGAGCTTTGTCATATTTCTCTTTATTTTCCATTATTTATTTCCTCCTTTGCACTGCTCTATCTGCTCCATAGCTTTTCTGTATTCTTCCTGGGCAAACTTTACAGCCATTATGCCAGAAAATCCCTTTGCACGCGCCGCTTCGGTTAGCAATTCTTCTTTACTTAATTTTTTTAGTTCATCCGTGATAGTAATTAGTAAACTTTTTAATTTGTCTTTTTTCATATTGTAAAATCCTTGTGTTCTTTGATGGCCCTACCTTTGCACCACGTAAATTTTACCTTGTGCATCTGTGCATTTCCAGCCGCCAGGAATAGGTTCCAGTTCACAATACCCTGCACCTCTTGCGTTTAACTCTTCCATGATATATTTCTGTTCTGCTTTGGTAAGAGTCCAAGACAAATTAGCCTTTTTGTTCCTCTGGCCTATACCCCACGAAATGAGCAGACCAAAAACACAAATAATTACAACGATTAATAAAACCCAATCAATTATTTTATCTTTCATTTTCCCTCCATCAATTGATGACTTTTCCATTATTTGTTTTTCACTCTCATGTAACTCCACTATATGCTAAATAAGCTTGTAATTTTTTCCGGACATTTATTAAAAAATCAATAGCTTCATCTGGTGTTTTGCTGTTTTTCGCTGCCGAGGAACATTTATCTGCCTCTGTTACTCCTTCGTGATATGCAATATAATGTATATTCATAATCCCATTACATCCTGAGTAATAAGTTTGTAATACTACATATTCATCAGGAAACTCTCGTGCAAGCCTTTTGAAGGCCATTATCTCTTCTTGTTTTGAACTCATTTTATCTCCTACTTTATCTTTTTATCATATCTACCATAGTAGAAATTTACCCCTTCAAAATCCCCTTATTTCTGTTGTAAGCCTGTCTGACACCCAGGCTTTGCAATATCTGTGCGGGTTCCAGGCATGAAAACAATAACATTTGTGCTCAAACCAGTTTTCACAATTACCGCAGCACTTGAGGTTTCCTACCCTGCTGCTGATTTCGTACGCAGCATTTTCATATTTTTCGCGATCACGGTTCCACCCCGCCGCCCAAATTTCTGCTATTAGATCGTCAATTGATAGTTTTTTCATTTTCTTTTCCTCCAATCTCTTTCCTTTATCACTCTCTGTCCTTTCTAGTAAGCCCGTCTGTATACCAAAAATCACAGTAATGTCCTGGGCTATATCCATGCTTCGACCGGCAATCTCCGCGTGGTGTATAGTGTTTACAGTTGCCGCAGCACTTGAGATCGTTCACCTGCTCAATGTCTTCTTCTCCTAGAAGACATCTTAAAAAAGCTTCTTCTCCACGACACTTTCCGTTCTCGTCCCTATGGGCACAAACCTGATAATATCGGTTACCCTTCGCCGGGGCAAAATGCAGGCATTCCTCCTCCTGCGTGATGGTCTGTGCCATGCAAACTCCCCGGCGGGAGTAATTTATTCTTTGATTTCTCACCTGTATTCCTTTAACAAGTTACGTCTTTCGATTAAAGCATCAATGGCTTCGTCGGGAGTTGCACTGGTCTTGTCCGCCGACGAATCCCTTTCTGCCTCTGTAACTCCTGCATGATAGGCAGTATAGTGCTTGTTCATAATTTTGTTACACCCAGAATAATAAATTCCTAACTGTACATATTCATCGGGGAATTCTTTAGCCAGTCTTTTAAAGGCTTTCACTTCTTCACGCTTTGAACTCATGTTTCTCTCCTCCCGCTTAAGAATAAACCGGACATCCGACAAACTTCGGGCATGCCTCGCAATATTTTCGGGTATAGATTGTTTCCGGGTTGTCGGGACACGGAGCCGGAGCCGGGGCAAAGTCAGTTGCTGCCGGGTCGGGAACGGCAGCAGGTTCTGTCTTCACCTCCTGCTTATTTTTCAGCTTATTTTTCAGGGCTGCGCTTGCATCTGCCGTATTATGTTCTTCTGCCGTCAATGCCGCATCAAACCAATCCCCCTGGCTGCTCATTCCGTCTTTCAGACTGTTATAAATTTTCCGTAGTTGAATTAGCTGTGCTGGTGTAATTGTATCAAGACGGCGTTGTATGCGTTTTTCAATTTGTTCTTTTGTCACCTTGTAAGGTGCAAAGGCTTCAACNNCTCGCACTGGCTAACTGCGGCATCAATAACGTCGCCGGGAATGATCCCTAAGATGCAGGCGCGGAGTCGTCGTGCGCCCTGATTGGCTGTCATCTCATAAATATCTCGGGGGTCTTCCAGTGCATACTTTCCTTTCTTGGTATAGCGTTCATGTTTGACTTGGAATGTTTTTTCTTGCTTGACGTTCGTTTCCATATCCCAAGCATACGCCTGAACTGTGCTTTCGCCATTTCTCTGCTCAAGCTCCTTGACCCCGAATTGCAGATTTGACCAGTTTTGCGCGATAGCTTCGGCCAACCTGATAGACGGGCCGGTGATTTCCGTACCACCGCGGGCATAGGAATAGAGAGATTGCTCTGCCAGTGACGGACGCTGACAGGCGGTTGTGATCCTATCCAAAGCTTCAATCTGATTCCGGGGAAATCTCTTTGCGAGGATAATCGCGCCCTGAACTTCGCTGATTGCGCGTTGCTGTTCAACTTCAACCATTGCCGAGTTCGATTGAGGTTTGGTGGCGATAGGTGCTTCATAAGCTACTGATAATGTTCCGTTCATTGTGTTCATTGTGTTGCTCCTTTCTATTTAACGAGAAACCGTCTTGACGGTTCGCTGGTTTTCAAATACTTCTGATAAATGTTCGGCTGATCCTTCTCAAAAGTCTTAGCGTCAAACATCTTCCTGCCATTGGCCAATTTGTATGTAACAAGCGGCTGCCCAGTGCTGTCAATAAGCATGTCGGCTTTCTCGCCAAGGGCAATGATAATCTGTGCCTTCCAAGCCTCTTCCTGTTCTTCCAGTTCTTTAATTTGCGACCGGACGCCCTTAATGCACTCAACGGTATGAATAACACTATCATCGGCCTGAATAGCGCCCTCCGCCTTCAGGCTGCCAAACCGTGCCACAGCGTCTGCATAGGTGATAGGATCGGGAGGATTCCCTGATTGAACACGCTCCCAAAACTTAGCACAGGCTTCAATGATCATTTCTGATATTTCTTTGTCCGCTTCAACGATGTAAAGAGATGGGGATCCGCCGGCAATCGAAACAGGAATATCGGCCACCTGGAATCCTGTGATGGTCATATAATGATGCACTTGGATAGCATAATAATCGGGGATCTGATTTGTTTCCGGTTCGCCCCAATCCTTGCCGCTTCTGGCCGTCTTGATTTCCACCACGCGCCCATCGTCGGTGAAACCGTCCAACGAGGCCAGCATAAAGGGATATTTTGCATGATACATGATTTTCTCTGGCAGGCGAACGTCGCGCCCGGTTTTGTCTGAATACCATTGCCGGATTGCTGGTTCCATGCGTTTGCCCCAGTCCGTCAAATCGTTTCCGCTCCAATCTTCAACCTCTTTTCTTTTTTCCCTATAAACCTGATACGCTGTTTTCCACGGCGACAATCCCATGATTGCGGCTACATCCGATCCGCCCACTCCTTTTCTTCGCTCTTCTAACCATAAAACTTTTTCCATACTACCTCCTTCCCAACTTTCTGAATTTATCTGCGATTTTTTTAACCTCTTTTGCCAATCTCATAAAATCATCATATCGATCCTTGACCCTCAGGGCATCTGCTTCGATGGATATCGCCTGTGCCTCACATATCAGGGCATTAAACTCTGCTGCCCGTTCAGATTCTTTCATGCTACCTCCTTTCTTATTAGTCATTCGCCCGGCCCTCGCGCCAATCCGCCTGGTGTGGCCTTCTCCCGCTGTTTGACTCTTCCGTGTCTGCTTGTTATTCTCATTTCATCCTGATAAAAATCAGGTATGAGTGCCTATCCGCAAAAGCCTTTACAGCTTGGGGTTGACGTAGAATAGCATTATCTGCTGAAGCTTGTCAAGAATTATTTTTCACTAACAGTAAATTTATTTTTAGCCTTAATAAAAAATGTGTTGATATTTATCTTCACTTGTAGTAAAAGTATAATTATGAAACTAAAAAAATATCTTGCCACTTATAATATACGGCTAACTACATTTGCCAAATTATCGAAAATAAAGATTTCTTACCTGTCGCAAATCAAGAACGGCCACAAAGTTCCATCGCTGAAGGTCGCCCTTGCTATTAAAAAAGCAAGCAAAGGTGCCGTAACTATCGAGGAGTTGATGAGCTAAAATGAGTAACATCAATCTTTTCACTGGTCAATCAAAAGAGGAAATGTCTATTGAGCGACTCAAAGCCTTTGAGCCGCCGGAAGGCTACTATGTAGCGTTTTCCGGAGGGAAAGACAGTGTTGTTATTCTCGACTTGGTCAAACGGGCAAACGTAAAGTTCGACGCTCATTACAATATCACCGGAATTGACCCGCCAGAACTTTATTATTTCATCCGGGACAATTTTCCAGATGTTCAAAGACACAGGCCCGAAACAACAATATGGAAGTTGATTGAGAAAAAAGGATTTCCGCCATTGAGAATGAGTCGTTATTGCTGCGAGCACTTAAAAGAACGTGGTGGGATTGGCAGAAGGGTTGTAACAGGAATAAGATGGGCGGAAAGTTCTCGCAGATCAAAACGTAGGATGGTTGAGGAATGCTTAAAAAAAAGTAATAATATAGTTTATATCCACCCCATAATCGATTGGACAGAGGAAGATGTTTGGGAATATATAAAAATCAATAAAATTAAGTATTGTGGCCTTTACGACGAGGGATTTAAACGCCTCGGTTGCATTGGATGCCCAATGAACACAAACGTTAGGAAAGAATTTGAGCGTTGGCCGCGCTTTAAAAACAAATACATATCAGCTATGCAAAAAGGCATAGATACCCATCCTCACCTTATTGTTAATGACCATTCTACCGGGGAAAAGATGTTTGATTGGTGGATTCATTTTAATGAAAATGGTAAGAAAAAAATAGAAGATGAAGACCAAACGGTGATGTTTGAATGATAACGAGGAGTCTTAAAAATGATTAAATTGACTGACAAAAAATTACTCAAATTGTGGGGCCAAGCCGTCATCGAACGCGCCGGATTTAAATGTGAATATCCGGACTGCAATGCCAATTACACCCAGCTTCATCCGCACCATTTATATTCCCGGCGATATGTCACCATGCGTTATTGTCTGGATGCAGGGATCTCGCTTTGCCCATATCATCACACGATGGGCGGTCTGTCAGCGCATCGTGATCCCGACTTCAAGTCTATTCTGGTTGCAACTGGCGTGCGGACGGAAGAGTTTTTTGACCGGCTGCGTGAAGAGCGCAATAGAGTCCAGAAGAACACGGCTGCCTGGAAAATGGAGTGCTACAAAAAACTATCCCATTACCTATAAAGGAGTGTGAAAACGTGACTAATCAGTGCCCGCGTTGCGGGTCTAAACTAATTAATCGGGACACCTGTATCAAGTGCGGCGAAACACTGAATAAAATAACGCCTTACACTGTGAGGTCTTGCGATTATCACAAAGGCGCCTATGCGTCGCAAAAAAAATACAGGATGAAAGCCTGCAGCAATTGCGGGAGGGTGAAAATGATCATGGGCGGAGGGTTGTGCGGGGCATGCCGGTCGCAAGTATATAATCCTGCCAAAAATATTCACATAGAACCCGGCACGAAGGAATACAAGAAGGCATTAAAATTGTACAGGGAAGCCCGCTGGCCTGAAAAGTTTAAATCAAGACGTGAAGAGTAAACTCATGCCACAAGAAAATAAAGCGTTAGCCCAATGGATTGGTAAAATTAACTGCATGGATTGCCTGAAGCTGATGAAGGTTCTCCCGGCAGAAAGTATCAGTGTTATTGTCACGTCTCCGCCGTATAATCTCAGAAACAGTACAGGGCGGCCTGGAATGCAAGCCAACGGAAGCGGGAAATGGGCTAATGCTGCGCTAAGAAATGGCTATACAGATCATAGTGATGACATGCCATATCCCGAATATGTCGAATGGCAACGAAACTGCCTTACGGCTATGATGAGGATATTAAGACCGGATGGCGCTATTTTTTATAACCATAAATGGCGTGTTCAAAACGGATTACTCCAGGATAGGGCAGAAATCGTTGATGGCTTTCCTGTTCGGCAAATTATCATATGGAGACGTAAGGGCGGGATTAATTTCAACCCGGGATATTTTCTGCCTACCTATGAGGTAATCTATTTGATAGCAAAACCAGACTTTAAATTAGCTCCGAAGGCTAATTGTCAAGGAGATGTATGGGACATACCTCAAGCGCGGGATAATAAACATCCCGCACCATTTCCAATAGAATTAGCTCAAAGATGCATAGCCGCAACAAATGAAGGTGTGATTTTTGACCCATTTATGGGATCGGGCACAACGGCGCTAGCTGCCGAAATATTAAATCGTGAATGGATAGGCGCTGAACATTCTTCCCAATACTGCACAATGGCTCAAGAAAGAATCAAGAACTATCAAAACAAGTTTACCGCCAAGCGGCAGTGAACCAATGAATATGTCAATCGAGGTTTCGGCCTGCTGAGCCAGTGTAGCAAATCAGCGGCTTTTTTAAAAAAATGAAAATAAATCTTATAACTGATGCACCTAAACACAATTTAGCAATAATGAAAATAAGTACCTGGCACAAGGCACAAGGAAATGAAATAACTTTTAATATGCCAATAATGCCGTGCGATTATTCATACGCGTCCGTTTTGTTTGCCAAAAATAAAATGAAATACAACGCAGATGAATATGGAGGCCCAGCGTTTTGTGCAGCTTTTTTACCAACGGAAATCGAAAAGCAAAAGCCTGATTACTCACTGTTTCCTATTGATTATTCGTTAGGATATACTTTTCGGCCATGTTTTAGGACTTGCGGGTTTTGTAAAGTTCCATCAATGAACAATCCAGACACTGAACATCATTCGATTTGGGAGTTTCACAATCCATTATTTAAGAAGATTTGCCTTTTAAACAACAATACATTTTTCGACAAACGCTGGAAAGAAACTTTTGTAGAAATATGGGATGCGGGTCTGACCGTTATCGATGAAAATGGGTACGATCTCCGATTGATGGACGAGGAAAAGTCTGATGCACTGAAAAGAACAAAGTTTCAAGGTAAAATTCATTATGCATGGGATTGTATGCAGGATGAACAGAAAGTACTTGCCGGCTTAAGAATTGCCCCTCGCGGACACGTATATGTCCTAATAGGTTATGATACTACTGAAGCTGAAGATCTGTATCGATGTCAAAAAATCATTGATTTCGGGCACGATCCTTACGTTATGCCCTACAATCAGAGTAGGGCAGAGAAACGGTTTAAAAGATTTATTGACTCATTCATGTGGAGAAAATATAAAACTATTGAAGAAGCATTCTCGATTTACGTTTAATACCCTTGACACCGGGTGCAGGGTGTGTTAAGGTTACGAACAAGAGGTAAGATTCTATGGTGGAATCAAACAACATACAATTTGAGGCGTATCCTATGGTCTGGAGAAATCCAGTGAGCAGACCACCACTGCAATACCTCGCCATAGGTGCGCCTCGTTTTGTTTGGAGGGAAGATGAATAATTGCATGAAATGCGGGAAGGAACTATGGGATATAACACAAGGAAAAATTTATGCTAGAAAAAATTATTTATGCAGAATGTGTTTATTTGATATTGATAAGTATCCTAATGAAGCAGAATTATATCGCAAGAAATACAAGAAATACCGTCATAAATTAAAAACATATAGTTATGAAAATCTTATTAAATCCACAAAATCAGCAGTAACGGCGGAAACTATTATACACAAGATAGCGAATAGTATTTTCTTTTTCAACATAAAAAAGGAGGTGATATTTGAGCCGTATATTGTTGATTTTGTAATTTCTCACGCAAATGTAAAAATTGGGATAGAAATTGATGGAAGTATCCATGAAAAACAACAAAATTATGACGAAAAAAGAGATTCAATCCTTTTGTCAAAATATGGTCTTCCTATCTATAGGTTTTCAAATGACAATATTTTAGAAGAATCATTTGTTAACGCAATTTGGGGGATTTGTTATGAAGTTTATCAAGTAAGAATGGATCAAATAAACGCTGTTGCTAAAAAATATAATATAAAGCCATAAGTAAAACCCAACCGGTATGGGTTCCACCATGTCAGGGGATTTTGCATGGCGAATAATATTGGGACGATTCAATGAGTTCACCACAACTTGAAAACGGATACATAAAAATTGCCAATGATATTTATGACGCTTTCTGCAGAACAAGAATATCTGGTGAAGAACGACAAATACTGGATTGTATTCTGCGTAAAACTTACGGCTGGAATAAATGTGAAGACGCAATTTCTATATCACAATTTGCGGATATGACAGGGATTCAGAAGCCGCACATTATAAGAGCAATTAAGGGTTTGTTGGCAAAAAACATTATAAGTGTTGCCAATATTGGCAACGGCATTGCCAAAAATGGCAACGATAAAACAAAAGTATATAAATTTATTAAAGATTATGCCGCATGGAGGCCATTGCCAAAAAAGGCAACGTTGCCAAAAATGGCAATTGGTGTTGCCAAAAATGGTAATCCGTCGTTGCCAAAAATGGTACCCACAAAAGACACTAATACAAAAGACACTATACAAAAGACAAAAACACTAGGCGTTTATTCAAACGACTTTCTTTCTTTTTGGGAAAAGTACCCTAAAAAATCAGGATCGAAAAAAACAGCTTTTGATAACTGGCAAAAACTGAGTGGTGGAAGACCGACTATTGAAATAATCCTTGAGGCAATCAGAAAACAAATTGAGTGGCGGAAAAACGCTGGTGGAAAATTCAGGCCGGAATGGAAAGATCCGGAACGCTGGATAAAGGGGAAAATGTGGGAAGTTGAACTGACAGAGGAAAATAAATCATCATGGTAAACGCTTACGAAGCACAACAAATAAAAAATCTTTGGATCCCTTACGAACTGGAGAATATTAATTATTATGCAAGGGAAATTGGGGATTTTAAGAGATTACTGGAAGGTAAAATGGCAAGTGCCCATGACGATATAAATCAATGGTTTCAGTATTTTTTAACTTATGCAGAAATTGAACTGGAGGCTGCAAATGAACGTATTACAAAATACCGCGCAGAACTTGAAGATTACGAACAGCGACAAGGAGAGCTTCACCTGTTATAACGAAGATGATCGAGTTGTCACCTCCTACGAATTGCGTGACAAACTCTTAAATGAAAAAAAGACTCCATATGTTTCCATAAAGTCAGGGATTCCGGGAATCGACCGTGCTTGTGAAGGGTTTAGGGATGGCGAGTTGATTGTTATTTCCGGCCCAACGAAAATGGGCAAGACACTTTTGGCTCAATCATTCACGGTTAACTTTTCAAAGCACAAAGAGTATGCCGGATGGTTCAGTTATGAAGTGCCTGCAAGACAATTTCTAGATCAGTTTCCCGTGTTGCCGCTTTTTTATTTACCACAAAAAAATAAGGCGCAAGATTTTAATTGGTTTCAGGAAAGATGTCTTGAGGCATATTTTAAATACAACACAAGAGTTTTCTTTATAGACCATCTTCACTACCTGATTGATATGGCGCGAGTTAAAAATACATCACTTGATATTGGTACTATCGTACGACGCATTAAAAGATTCGCTGTTGATAATGATTTTGTGATTTTCCTTCTGGCGCATATCGGTAAAAATGAAAGTGATGATTTGAGTTATCGTGATTTACGGGACTCGTCTTTTATCGCGCAGGAAAGCGATTGCGTTATTATGATCAAGCGAACACCGAAAGAAGGGCAGAATACAGCCAAGGCCCGTGTAGAATTTCACAGGAGAACGGGGATTATGGAATGGGTTGTCTATCTTGAAAAAAAGAATGGTTATTTGTGTGAGGTAATTAAAGATGAATAAATATAAAGTTATATTCAATTATCAGGGAGAAATTTCCAAAATGGAAACTAAAGCGGACAACAATTATAAAGCGATCCTAAAATGCCTCCCTGTAATGGCTAAAAAATACGGTGTCACAA